CTACCAAGACTTTTTAATGTCAATAGTGGCCCTAGTGCTACGTTAGCTACCACATCGTCTGCACCACCAATGTATTGTGGTGTTTTGTCAGCATACATAACTCCAGTCTTGTCAAACTTATCTAAGTCAGCTTGCAATATTAGATTGTCTATGTTGTTGTGCACATCGGTTGATGCGGGCTGTGCCATTTGTAATAAGTTGTTAGCCATCAGATAATTGTTTTTTTGTTTCTGGTAATATACCCTGTTCAAATTCTTTGAGCTTGTCTCTGCTAAATCCAGAGAACTCTTGTATTAGTGCTACAGAGTCTACTTTCTTTTCCGTAGACAACAAGCCAGATATTTTCATCAGTGTCTCCAAGGCTCTAAGCTTATCATTATCTTTTGCATCTGCTTTATCTACAACATCTTTGGTGCTTTCTAGTAAGTATCTTTTTGTGATACCTACTTCTGACATTAAGTTTTCTATTTCTTTATCCACTGCTTGCCTCACTGTTTTGTTTTTAAGTAGTAGTGTTGATCTTTTTTCTGCATACTCTAAACTGTTTGTAGTTGGAAATGCTTTTTGATATGCTTCTGTAGGTTCCATGCCATGTGCAATATACTTTGCAAAGTTTCTTTTTGCATCTGTAAGATACCCACCTGTTTTAATTTTATAGTCTGATTTCTTGGTAAACCTGTATATCTCATCTTTTACCGTACCTGCAAAAGAACCTTTACTTCTGTGATTGAACATACCAATAATTGTTCTGATATAATCGTTATCTCTTTTTTTAGAATCTACAAAGCAACCTTTCTTTAGTATCTGCACTATCTTACCATCGTCTGCAAGACACCAGTCCCCCTCCTCTGCTTTCTTCCAGTCTGTAATCAGAGGTGTGTTAGGATGTGCAGTACGAAACTCCAATTCAGATTCGTAAGCAAAATGCTTAACGCCTTTAATAGTACGGCTTAATGCCAACTAATTAGGCTCTTCGTCTGTAAACAAGTTCACGTCTAGTATCTGTAGTTCCGGCATATTCTTCATGCGGTACAACAATTCGGATATTAAACCTATTTGCTTGGAGTTGGGGTCTATAACATCCATAAGCTTTAGTTCTGCTGATATCTCACGGCAACGCTCTAAGTTTTCAAAAACGTTACCAATCTTGAAGTCGCCAGCTAAGGCTTTTTGGTATAATGTTTTGTATTCTGACATGATTTAATTTAATAAAAACTTGACTACTATGTTTGATATAATATATATTTAATTATCCTAGTTTAGTTTGCGGTTGGTTATTTATAATAGTACTATAGTATATATAGTATAGTAGTATATATAGTATATAGTATATATAATATATATATAATATATATATAGTAATATAGTATATATAGTAATATATAGTAATTATAGTAAGTAGTAAATAGTAATATAGTATATATAGTACCGCCTTTGTATTTGTAGTACCGCCTTTGGGGAAAACTTCCAAAAATTTTAAAAAAAAATAATAGTATGTGTGTTCTTCTTTTTTTGCACACGACCGCCCCCCTAATCCGTTTCTAGGTTAGAATTATTGTATTGAAAAAAGCAAATTGACTTAAGCCAGTTATATTATAGACCGCAAATTTTTTTTAAAAAAGTTTAAATATTTGGGAACTTTTTTGGTTTCTGAAACGTATAATAGTCAAAGACATTGACTAAATGTCTTGATGTTCTTTGACAATTATACGATATGCAATCAGCCGATGGTGGTCGGGCTGTACCTTTACTTTGTGATGTATGTAAGAATGAAGCCGAGTATTGGATACGGTGAAAATAGACCTAGACTTATTATGGATGCATGGCTACCTGATCGTAGAATGAAAGGTAGCACAAAACAAACATATTTCTTAATCTAATAAAATGGAGTAAAACGTGAATAATACACAAATACAAATAGTACCTAACATGAATAACATCAGTAACTTAGTCGAAGTAGAATCTATTGATAAACCAATTATAGTTAATCAATTTGACAATACATTAGACCCATTTACTGAGATACAGAAATTACCATTGCAAACACAATACGGTGGATTATCTAAAGCACATTCAATTAGATTGATGCTAAAAGGAAAAGATACTGAAATGGGTATTGTAAAAGAAAATTACTTATGTGTTTCTAATAAAGAAATATCCGAGGTAGGACGTGAAATTCGTAATGCTTCTGGTATGCACTGGGAATTACAGAAAGTATTCTTTGATGGTAAAGTATTTAGAGAAACTTGGTTATGTAAAGACGGTGGATTAGAAGCTAAGGTTCCAGAAGTTGGTGATGTTGTTGGTCTAGTTATGGAAGTTGTTAATAGCTATGATAGTAGCACTAAAGCTGGTATCTTATGTTATTTTATGAGACTGGTATGTAAAAATGGAATGAGATCAAAAACGCATAAGTTTGGTTATGAGTTTAGACACACTCTAAACAATCAACTAGACTGGCAGTCCGAGATCAATCAGTCGGTAGCACAACTTACTGGTAGGAATCCAGAATACATGCTTAATCAGTTTTCACAAGCTTGTGGTAAATTACAGAAACCTATTGATTTTCAGGAATTGCAAGTACTTACAGATAATGATAAGTATCTAGGAAAACTTCCTACTCAGCAATATGGTCAAATTGTAAAGAATATGCTAGTATCTAAGGAATATCCACAATCTGGTACTGAGTTTACAGCATGGGACTTGTTGAATAGTGGTACTCAAATACTATGGCACCAAAAAAAGATAACCCAAGGGGCTATCAAAAACAACGCTCTAGTAGTTGATGGGCTTTTACAATATGGTAAGGATACAGAAGAAACTACTTTTGTAGACCCTAACCAAACTGATATGTTCCAGTCATAACACAAAACAGAGATAGGGCCCCGAAAGGGGCCTGATTCTCTAATTTTTTTTAACTTTTATATTTTTTTATATTTCTGTGCACGTAGGTAGATTGTGCACGTAAGTAGATTTTATATAACTTTGTGCACGTTGGTAGTTTATTTTTATTATGTAGTGTGCACGTAGGTAGGTAATCGCTGTAAGTTCTGTAATATGTGGGTTTATGTGTAAGTAATCTTTTTCCCTTATTTATACTATATTATATAAGTCAATTAATAAACCACAACCCCCACACACAACCCCCCAAAAAAGATTTAATTTTTTTTAATTATTTTGGAACTTTTTTTAATACTTGGAGTATAGTATATATAACAATTAATAAGGAGTTTTTGAGATGAAAGTAATAAAAGATAAGCGAACATTAAACGCAATAAAAAGGGCAGGATTTATTAAAGAGCCTAAATATTGTAGTTTTCCAAGAGTAGACGAAACAAAGAGAAAATATTCTATTTTTGGATTCAGCTTTAATAATAAGCAATACAAGTTTAAATATTTTGAAGGAAATTTTTACCCCTATTTAATAGAGGTATAAAATAAATAAAAAAAAGTTTGGAACTTTCCGCAACTCGGAGAGTATAACAAGAAACAAAACAAAAAAATGGAGTAAAAAATGGAACAAGTAAATAGTACAGAAATCAAGTCAGGTTTTGGAAGTAATAGAAAATCTGTAAAAGCACGTCTTTGGGATGGTGAAGGTTTATCCTCTTGGCAAAAGATGGAGGTATGCGAAAACACAGACGAAGGAAGAAATATTATAAGCATTGGCAGAGTTGAAGACGTTTCAAACAAACGTGATGCTAAATTATTTTTTCTACTTGAAGATATACCCTCGTTAATTGCAACCCTTACAAAAGTTGCAGAGGATTCACAAAAGACAGAGTTTCAAAATCAAATTGATTGGCAAGTTAACCAACTAGAAAAAGGACTATAAAACATGAGAACATTTGACAAATACAAACAAAACCTCAGAGCCACAGACGATTCTGTATACAGCTATGAAACAAGAGTGGCAGAGATAGACCACAAAAACAGAACAATTACACCGCTTGGGTGGTGGTCTGTAACTACATCAAAGCACATAAATTATGTGGGTTCTGAGTACGGATACAAAGTACAGAAAGTAAACTAACTTACAGAAATTAAAGGGGGTGTGTAATGCATCCCCTTTAGGAGAAAATATGAAAGAAACATATTACACAGTAACAGAAGATTTTGAGGTAACATTAATTTTTAAAAAAAATAAAGATGGTGTGTTGAAGTTAGATGAAAAAGCAACCTTAAAAGGATTTAAGAACGATATAAAAGAATTAAAAAATAATTTGGAACATTTAACAAGTAGTGTAGTATAATAAGTAAACAAACAATAAAAGGAGCAGTAATACAATGAATAATAAATACAACGGATGGACAAATTATGAAACTTGGAATTTTAATTTGTGGATCACAAATACAGAGGGAGATTATAGACACGCCCTACAACTCACAAAGGATTCTATAAATAAGTATGAGTTGTCTAAAGACCTTGAAGAGTGGGCAGAGGATATGGCTGATGATGTATTGAGTTCGTATGAATATACACATGGGTTTATTACAGACATGGTGAATAGTTCTATAAAAGAGGTCAACTTCTATGAAGTGGCTGAACATCTCTGGGATGAGATACATGATGAGGAGGAAGAGTAATGCACATGATAATAAGAAATATTGTATACGCTAATTCTGGAAGTGAGGCGATTTCCAAAGCTAGAAATAACATGGACTACTTATGCGAGGGGCAATATCCATTTGACTACTACGATACTTTTGATGAAGGTGGGACTTCGTATTGGGGCGATAGGTTACAACCCGTATCAGAGATAAGCACCGCAGAAGGGCGTAAATTGGTGGTAGATGGATGGAGAAACACATTAAGGGATATGAGGTATCACTTACAGGAAATACGGAAGATTACAGAAAATAAGAGCGACCTAGAAATCATACAATCTCTGAAAGATAGTCATCTTCAGTACCATTACAAATCTGTGGGAGACTACCGAGGTTCAGGAGTATGGATGTATGATAGTGATGGCGAAGGGATAAAGTCTAGGGATCACCTAAACAATGTACTAAACAAATGGGATGCTAAGAACCTACAAGATCAAGAGGTTTTTGTAGTACCCGCAGATGTACATTATTAAGGAGGTGTAGGATGACAGAAACAAGAACATGTAAAGGGTGTAATGTCAGTATGGATTTATCCGAGTTTGCTAAGACGGGTATGTTTGACAAGTCAGGTAATCCTTACAGAAGATACTATTGCACAAAGCATGGATGCTATTGGGATCACAAAAAGAAATCACCTAACGGAAGAATGGAGAAGGCTAGAAAGGTGAGAGAGTACAAGGAACAACTGAGTTGTGGAAGTTGTGGTTACTCTCAGAAATCAAGAGGTAAAAAGTTTTCTACGTGGGCATTACAATTCCATCATCACGACCATACGAAAGAAGCTAATGTTGGCAACATGATTAGTAGTGGTTTTGGACTTAAAAAGATATTTGATGAGATCAAGAAGTGTATTGTCCTTTGTGCTAACTGCCACATGGAATTACATGGACATCAAAACTATTAAAATAAATTGGAACTAATACGAACTAACCTCGTATAACGAATAAACAAAGGAGAAGTAATGGGTAAAATAAAAGCGTTAGTAACTGATATGGGTTACGATAGTGCCAAGAGATACTTGGAAGAGATTAAAAGAAAACTAGAGCGTGATAAGGAAAGGAGGAAACATGCCGTATCCAATGACAAAAAAGGAGAGCAATATGAAGCTACCACTAAAGAAAATAGATAAGGAAGATGTGATGATGTTCTTTGAACTAGACATTGACAACTGCATCTTAAAGAAAGAAGACTTTTGTGAGATAATAGCAAGTTTCATAAATGATCCGATTTCTACAAGCAAACTATATAGAGAAGAGATTAATCTATACTTTGAAACTAGGAGAAACTTATGAACTCAAAAGAATATCAATTTATGAGAGAAGACTTCCTCAAGAAAACTCTCAAACTTTCAGACGACAAACGCATTGAGTATACAGAAGGACACCATAACTCAAATGTTTTATGGAACTTCGAGAACATAGCAAAAACATTAGGGCTATCACCAATGAAGGTACTTTCTGTATACTTACTAAAGCATACAAGTAGTGTTTTTAATTATTTTAAAGATGGTAAAGAATACTCGGAAAGTATAGAAGGTAGGATTATGGACATCATTAACTATCTTTTGTTATTAGTCTGTATGATAAGAACATATAAACAAAAAGGAGAAGTAAAAAATGGACAACAACGATCTGATATTTGATGAACTTTGCGATCTATTGTTTCCTGAATTGGATGAAGCAGTAGACCGAGAAGCAGAGCATTTGATGAGTGAACACAATATCAATTCTGAATTGATGATAAGAATAATAGAAGCGTTCTTGTACAAAAGAGCAAAGCAGGTGGAGGGGTAATATGATACATTGGTTACAATCTTTATCACAAAACGGCTTTGATGTTTTTATAGTTGTGTACCTTGCGGTGCTACATCTTATCTACCACTACTTAATGAGATGGTATATAAGAAACGAGATTAGGAAACTAAAGGAGAACAAATGATACTGATAGATTTGGTTGAATGGATAGTGAACTTTCTCGTACTCGGTATGGGTTTGGTAGCTTTCTCAATGGGTATGTTTTTGGTAACTTTAGTAATTTACACAATCCAAGACTGGAGGGGAAAATGACAGAGTTAGCGATCTTACTATTCATCATAATTTTATGCACAGCGTTTGTAGTTTCCATAGATGAAGTGAAGCGTGAAAAAGATAAGAGGTTTCGTAAGTGAATAAATATCAGGAGTTACAGCTAGAGCTACTACAATATGAATCTATGATAGAAAGGCGGGATGCAAAGATCAGGAGACTCAAGGATGTTATCAAGGCTCAGGATGATAACGATTGCAAAGTGTTCCGCTGTTGGCAATGTAAGTCAGAGTTAATATGGGGTGGCGATCACGATGTTCAAGAGGTGTATGAAGACGAACAGAGCGAAGGTATCGTATCTAACTTTACTTGCTCAAATTATGATTGTAATACGCATGTGGAGGTCTACCATATCTTTGACGTGAAAAATTAATTTGGAACTTTTTGAAACTTGGTGCGTTTAATAAGTAAGCACGAAGCTTAAAACAACAATAATAAAAAGGAGCTATTATGAAATTACCTAAACCAACAAGAAAGAACGACAAGAAACAATCGTTATTTGAGTCTAAGCAAGATGTGATAGACTGGTTGGAATACATGCTACACTATCAAGACTTATCCAGTGCGGAGTGTATGGTAGCACCCTCAGAGAAAATAGAGAAGCCTTATGTTAAGGTGTTTGTAGATGAGGTTATTAGGAAAAGATACAGAGAGATGATTGACTGGTTAAAGTCAGATCAGGTAGCGTAAACTAAACTGGGGCGGGGCAACCCGCCCCTATAAAAAGGAGCAAATAATGAATGAATATTATTGGACAATAACAGCTAGTGGATTTGTAGAAGCTGAGTCAGTTGAGGAAGCTAGGTCTATTCTAAAAAAAGATGCGATAGGTTATGTCATGG